GTCAGGCAGGCTTTACTCAAGCTCAGCAAATGGCGCAGGCTGACATAGCAACGGCGCAGCAGGCGGCTTTGGCCAACCAGCAAGCTCAGTTGCAGGCTGGCACAACCACTGCTGGGCTTACTCAGCAGTCAAATCTCGCCAATCAAGCGGCACTCAACGCAGCTTCTCAGTTTGGCTCCAGCGCAGCTAACCAAGCAGCAGCGGCTAACATGGCAGCGCAAAACCAAGCAGCTCAATTTGGATCAACAGCTGCCAATCAGATGGCGCTGGCTAATGTTGGTGCGCTTAATCAGGCTGGTCAATTTGGAGCAACGCAGGGTATGTCAGCCCAGCTTGCAAACCAAGCGGCGCAAATGCAGGCCAATCAGGCTCGTCTTGGTGCTGCGTCTCAAATGGGGCAACTCGGCCAGCAAGCGTTCCAAACGGGTCAAACTATTCAGCAGCAACAGCAGCAAGCTGGTTTGCTTCAGCAGGGCATTCAGCAAGCGCTTATCGACGCGGCCAAGAGCCAATACGCTGGCTACACTGGCGCGCCACAGCAAGCGCTTCAAGCACCGCTGGCTGCGCTTGGCGTTACGCCAACGCCGCAAACTACAACAAATTCCATGCAGCCCGGCTTGTTTAATTATTTGCAGCTTGGCGCTCAAGCAATTTGCTGGGTGGCCCGTGAGGTTTACGGCGAGGATGATCCAAAATGGCTTCAGTTCCGCGAGTGGGTTATTGGTTATTCGCCAAACTGGTTTTACAACGCTTACAGCAAATATGGCGAAAGAGTGGCAAAGGTTGTGGCAAAAGTGCCAGCACTTAAACTTGTCATTCGCCCGTTTATGGACGCTAAGCGCAAGGCAATGGGGTATAAGTAAATGGTTATGAATCCGCAGCAGCCCAGTCAACCGCGTGGCGGTCTCCTCGGCCTATTCGACAAAGCCATGAAAACGGACGAGGACACTGGCCTTAGCCCGCTGCAAGACTTTGCTGCGGCGCTTGACCCTTTGATCTTGAAAGACTTGCGTGGCGGAGAGGGTATTCGCCAGCAAGGCGTTCAGCGTGCAGCCACTATGTCGAAAAACAAAACTGTTGACATGCTGCGCCAGCAAGGTCGGAACGACCTAGCAGACGCAGTGATGAACCGCACCATTGGCGCGAAAGAGGCGTTTGGTATTTTGCAGAGTGAGAAGGCTGCTGACTTGGCGTTTAGGCGTCAGCAGTCGCTTGCAGGTGCAAGAACAAAAGACACCGCCTTAATGCGTAGAGCAGTGGCGGCTGGTCTGAAGCCGGGGTCAGACGAGTACAAAAAATTCATGCTTACTGGTGGCGATACTTACGCGCCGGGCGCGCCAGTTGAGTTTGGCACTCTTGATAAAGGCACTATGATGGTGCAGGGCCGTGATGAGCAGGGGAATATTACATATAAAGTTGTGCCTATTCCGGGTTCACAGGCTGCGGCCGATGTGGAGCAGGCGGCTTCTGCAAAAGAGGCCGCTAGAGAGGGCGGAATTAAAACGGCCGGAGTTGTGCTGACAAATATAGACGAAGCCCAAAGAGTAATAAAAGAATCCAAACTTCCCACATCTGGCTTTGTTGGCAGCATGTTAACAAAAATTCCGGGTACGGCCGCTACTGACGTTAGCGCTTTAGTCAACACAATTAAGGCCAATATTGGTTTTGATAAATTGCAAGCTATGCGAGACGCAAGCCCTACTGGCGGGGCATTGGGTCAAGTCTCGAACCAAGAGATTGATTTTCTGCAATCTACGCTTAACAACTTGACGCAAAATCAAAGCCAAGAACAGTTTAACAAGCAACTTCAAATACTTGAGAATCAGTATTTACAAACAATTGCAAAGTTTAATGCGTATCCAGAAGAAGCCAAGGCTGCTGCTGGATATATAGATATTGGGACAGGTTCTTCGGGGGGGAATCAAGGCGCTGGAGTGACTCCTGACTTTTCAAAAATGTCTGAAGAGGAAATACGCGCTTGGATTGCGGCAAACAGTTGAGGTTTAAATTATGAGCGAAGCACTTAGGGCCGCCAGACTTGAACTTGCGAAGCGAGAGTTAGCAAAGCGACAAGCCGCGCCTACCCCAACCGAGCCATACGTTGATGAGCAAGGCGTAACTCGCTACCCAAACTTGCAGCAAGTTGAAAGCGGTGCGTTTGAGGACATTGTTGGGGCTGGTCTTGCTGGTATGGCACGGGGCGCTAAGGGCCTAGCTGAAACTCCAGAAATGCTTGGTCGAGCTGTAATTCGCGGAGGCCAAGAATTAGCTCAGCTTGCTGGCGCTGAGATTGAAAAAGAAATGCCTATACTGGATACGGAAACGGGTAAAGGCATTGAGGCTGCGCTTTCTACCTTTGGCGGCGACAAGGCTATGGCGTACCGTGGCGAAAGCACACCAGCGCAGTTTGCAGGTACTATAGGTGAGTTTGTTGGACCCGGAGGAATATTGGGTGGCGGTAAAAAGCTAATGCAGGCTTCTGTTGCTGCCGGAGCTGGAAGCGAGGCTGCTGGTCAGGCGACTGAGGGTACGGCGCTAGAGCCTTATGCAAGGATTGCTGGAGCTTTGATCGCCCCTTACGCGGCAAACAAAACGCTATCTGCGTTTCAAAAGAAGAACGTGACCTCTCCAACTCTTCCAACATTAAAAGCAGAAAAAAACTCCGCGTATGATCTTTTAAAGTCAGAGGGAACTGGCTTAACAGGTACGCAGACAGCATACTTGGTACAGGACATGAGAAGCGTCCTAAACATGGACGACATCATACTATCAGCAAAGCCGTCTGTTGAAAAAGCTCTGGCCCTTGTTGATGAGGTTGAAAAGTCTGGGGCAATGAATTTGTCAAAGTTTAACGAGCTTCAAAAGGCTTTGGGCAAAATATACAAGACAGCGCCGGACGCGCCAGAGGTCTTGTCAATGCTGAAAAAAATGGATGACGTTCTTGCTGACGGCAGTAAGGATGCTGCGTTAATGCAGGCCGCAAAGGCAGCAAATTCTAAGTACGCAAAAGCCCGGATGTTAGACAAGTATTTTGCGCAGGCAACTCAAAACGCAAAAAAAGGCAATTTAATACCTAAGACTGGTGAGGCGTTTCAAGCCGCTGCTACCAAAATACTGAACAACGACAGGGCCGCTGCATTTTGGTCGCCCGATGAATTGGCAGCGTTAAAAAGGGTTGCAGACGGCACGATAGGCAGCAAAGTATTAGCGACGATTGGCAAGTTGGCCCCTACATCTAACGGTTTAACCTCTGGGATGAGTATTGCCCTTTTGTCTATTCCCGGCAATTTCGCCTATGAAATCATGGGCATGACGGCAGCCTCTTTTGCGAAGTTGGGCTACAACGCTAAAATCAAAACCTCTCGCAAGGCTCTTGAAGATTTAGTTCGCTCTGGCGGCGTTGCGGAACCTTCAAAAGTTGTAACCAAAGAATTAGTCCAAGACATAGTTGCTAGATTAAGCGGCTTGCAGGCTCAGGAGCTACAATAATGGAACTTAAACCAAAATCACGCAGCGAAATTGAGGCTATTGTTCAGGACGCAATCTCAAGTGCAGTGGACTTCATTGAGAGTGAGATCAGCGATGACCGGATCAAGGCTCAGCGCTACTACGACGGCGAGGTTGACCTCGGCTATGAGGATGGACGCAGCAAGGTTGTAGCCACAAAGGTACGGGATACTGTACGTTCCGTGAAGCCAAGCCTAATGCGCATATTCCTCAGCACAGCCAAACCTGTTGAATTTGTGCCGCGTGGCCCAGAGGACGTGGCAATGGCCGAGCAGGCCACTGAGTTTATGCACCACGAGTTTACCCGGCTGAACGGATACCGTGTCATCAATGACGCCTTCCAAGATGCGTTGGTTAAAAAGCAAGGTATCGTGAAGGCATACTGGATGACATATCCAGAGGCCGAGATATTTACATTCACCGACCTATCCGACGATGAGTACACATATCTGGTGGACGATGACAACGTAACTGTGCTTGAGCATAGCGTTGAGATGGTAGTCTCAATGGATCAGATGGGTATGGAGATTGAGCTGCCCGTGCATAGCGTAAAGTTAAGCCGCCAGAAAGAAATAGGCGAGCTGTGCATTGAAAGCGTCCCGCCGGAAGAGTTCTTCATTAACCGTGATGCACGCAGCTTTGACGATGCGTATATAGTTGCACACCGCACAGACATGCGCGCTGGCGATTTGATTGCGATGGGTTACGATCCTGACGTTGTTCTCAAGCTGGATAGCTTGGAGAGCGGGTCAGAAATGACAGAGGCAGAGGTGTATGAGCGCCGTGGCTATGACATGGACACCTCTGACGATGATGAGCAAGACCCGGCAATGCGCAACGTCACTGTGACGGAAGCGTATATGCGCATTGATGCTGACGGAACTGGCGTGCCAATTCTGCACAAGCTCACATGCGGCGGCACTGCCTATGAGTTGCTGGACGTTGAGCCATGCGATGAGTTGCCGTTTGCCAAGTTTGAAATCGACCCAGAGCCACACACATTCTATGGTCGCTCACTGGCCGAGATTGTTATGGATGACCAAGACGCTGCCACATCTGTGCTGCGTTCAATCCTTGATAACGTGGCGATGACAAACAACCCTCGACTTGGCATCGTTGAAGGCGCAGTTAATATTGACGACGTTCTAAACAACGAGATTGGCGCAATCGTGCGTATGCGCCAGCCCGGCTCAGTTCAAGAGTTGTCCGTTCCATTTACTGCCGGGCAGACAC